CGCAGCGCCGCCGTCCCCGCCTCGAACAGTCCGCGCAGTACGCTCAGTGTGGTTTCGGTCAGTGTTTTGATGAGGTTCCACGCGAACCGCGCGACGGCGGTGATCTCGTTTCCGAAATTGCGCCACATCCACTGCGCCGCCGCGACCAACGCTTCAATCGCGACTTGAACGAACCGCGCGGCAGCGACGACGACGCCCATAACTCCTTCCCACGTCCGTTTCGCAAACGCGAGAATATCCGCACCGTGGGCGTTCCAGATTTGCACCACCAGCGCGGTTGCAAACTGTATCGCTTGCTGCACTGCCGCAAGCGCGGTCTGCACCGTAGACTGCACCGCGTCCCACGCAGTTTGCGCAGACGGCGCAAGCGCGGCGCTCAGCGTGTCCCACGCTGCGAAGATCGCAGCCGCAGCAACGGCGACCGTCTGCTGCACGCTGCCGGTGGTCACCCCGACCAGCCCGATCTGCGCCGCCAACGCCGCGACGGGATCGGCGGCGCTCAGAATACCGGAAGCCCAGGCGGTGAACGTATTGACGCCTTCCGCCGCAGCCGCGACTAACTGCGTGAGATACGGCAACAGCGCGCCGCCGACGGTGATCTGAAGCGTCTCCACCGCCGCGTTGAACTGATCCAACGTGAACTTATACCCTTGCTGCATTATCGCCGCCGCCTGCGCCGCGCCCCCGGCGTCCTTCATCGCCTGCCCCATCTCGTTGTAGCCCGCCGCTCCCGCGCCCGCAATCGCCGCCGCCGCGCGGATTGCGTCGGTTCCGAAGATGGTGTTCAATGCGAGAAATTTCTGCTCCTCGCTGAGGTTTTTCGTTGCGTCGTGCAACAACCGCGCCGCCGCCTCCATCCCGATAAAGTTGCCTTTCGCGTCGAAAAATTTCGACTTCCCGTCTTCCGTTGCCAGCCCCAACTCGACCATCATCCGCGTTGCATCTTTTGTCGTCGGGATCAAGCGCTGAAGGAATGTTTTGAGCGACGTACCGGCATCTGCGGCGCTGCTGAACGAGGGCGCGATGAGCGCCATCGTCTGCACCGTCTCCTGGAACGACAAACCGGCGACTTTCGCGCTGCCGCCGACGTTCGCCAGACCGAGCGCGAGTTCCTCAACGTCTACGGTACTTGCGTTCGCGGCGGACGCGAGGAGATCGGCGACGTTCGCCGCGGTCACGCCGGTATCGCCCCAGACGCCCAACTGCTTCGCAACGATTGTGGCGGCGTTGGCGAGGTTGAGTTGCGCCGCCGCCGCAAGCGCAAGAGTCGCATCCGTCGCGCCGCCCATTACGTCTTTGACGTTGATGCCGCCTTTGACTAACTCCGTCATCGCGTCCAGCGCTTGTTGCGCGCTGAATTGCGTTGACGATCCTAGCGCAAGCGCTTTCGTTTTTACGTCATCAAACGACAGTCCGGCTTTCGTCAACGAATCGCCCGCGACGGCTTGAAACTTGAAGAGCGCACTCTCGAAGTTCGCGGCAACGTCGACACTCGAACGCAGTTGATCTCCAAGCGCAGCAATCCCCGCCGCCGCCAGATTGATCGCTGCCGCGCCGATCTGCCGCAGCGCCCCGACCGCGACTTGTTCAAGCGCGCCGAACGCGCCACGCTGGGCGTCAGCGGCGTGCCCAACGCCGCGAACATTCTGGGCGACGCGCTCCAGCACGCCGCTGGCGGCGTCAACCGCGCTCAGTTTGATGACGACATCGCTCATCGACGTTTCCGTTGATGCGCCGCGACCAGCGCCTGGTGCCGCCGCTCCGCGCGCAGCGCCGCAAGATGCTGCGCGACGCGCCGGAGCGGTTGACGGTCAAGCGCGTCCGGCGGGCAGTGGTAGATGTCCCGACATAACACCAACTCGGTGTACGCCGCGGGCAACGGCGCGAGGTCGAACAGACCTAACGACGTCGCCCGCGCTACTCGTTTCCCTCGTCGCCGACCGTATCGAAGATTTTCTTCAACAGTAACGCGGCGGCGGCATACGGTTCGTTGAGTATCTCTTCGCCGTAGGCTTTGATGAGCAGCGTCGCGGCGACCGGCGGGAACGCGATTTTGCGCTCGCTCGCGTCGAGAAACTCGTGATACTCGCCGAGGGTGATCTCGCCGACTGCGGGAACCAGCCCCGCCACCCGCGACCGTACCGCCTCGTCCGGCTCGAAAATCTGCGGCAGCACCCGCTCGTACACTGCTTTCAGCGCCCGCAGCGGGAACCGGTCTGCTTGCGTGCCGATTGCTTTGCGCACCAACCGCGCCACGACCGGCGCGGTCAGTTCGTTATTGAGCACGCTCGCGGCGTCGCGGATTGTCAACGCGCTTCGGTCGACGCGAATAGTGTCGATGTCGTAAATCTCTGCCGGTTTGGTCATAGCATCCTCCTTTTACGACGCCGGATTGAGGTTGGTCGGGTTGCTCGCAGCGAGCGTGTACTGGCGGATTGACGGCGTTCGCACCGTCACCATCGCAACGTAGGGTTCGGCGTCGCTTGGGTCAAGAGCGCTTAGTGTGACGTTGGTAATCACCCCCAAACCAAACGACGTTCCGCCGTCGTTGCTCGTTCCATACGCGCGGGCGCTGCCGACCAGCCCGCGCGGCGACCAGCGCACGCCGAGGGTCGGCGTGGCGCTCTGGAACCGATCAACGATAGTGTTCGCGGCAGAACCCGTATCTTCGTTGTACAAAAACGTCAATGTGAGTTCGACCGGTTCGCGCTTCCCGACGGTAATTGTCGCGTAGTCGCTTGATCCGCCGACATACGCCTCACCGGAAGGTCGGTTCAGTTCAACGTCGTCTACCTTCACCGTTGCATTAGATACTGCCGTCCAGGTCGTAGCATCGGTCGAAATCTCGACCGCGAAATTACCGGCGTACAGCCCGGCAAGAACTCCAGAGTGCGACATCTCCTACCCTCCTAACTCGACGGCGCGCGTACGAGATGTGCGAACCTCGTCGTCATCGCAACGCCCTCATACGCCCGCTCGCCGTACCGAATAACGTCGATTATTCCGCTCACGTTGAGTAATTGCACGTCGCCGCGCGCGAGCCACGCGAACCGCAGTTGCGCAACGTAATCCTCGATATAGTCCACCAGCGCCGCCGCCGTATCCGCAACGCCGCGTCCCATCCCGACATCGCGCACCAGCAGCAGATCGTCAATCTCCCACACCGCCCGCGTTGCGCGGGTTGGGGTGTAGACGCCCCCCTCAACCAGTCGCAGCCCGCCGAGTGCGGGGATAATCCGCACCGGCAACTGCGCCGCGTCCGACCAGTTCGGCTGTGTCGTCAGTCGCCGGACGGGTACGACGGCGCTGTTGTACTGCACCGCCAGTCCCGCCAGCAGTTCGATGATGTCGATAACGGAACTATACGACATCGCGGTAGCGCTCCAGTATCAGTCGTACATCATCCGGCAGCGCCGACGGCAGCAGCACCAATCCGCCGTCGGCGACCGTCGGGCGATCCGGGTCGTTCGCCGTCCCCCGCTGTCGGTACATCCACGCCGCCAGGCGAATCGTCGCGTGAACAATATCGGCGGGCGGGGTGATACTGTAGCCCCAGCGCGCGGTGATCGTCGCCTGCTGCGACGCGCCGCACCAGCGCCGGTCGCGCCGCGCGAGGACGGTGTACGGCGCGTCGGGCGGGTGCGTGTCGATCTCCGTCGGCGGGATCGCTGCGTTGTCGCCGTCGGTCGCGCCGACGAGTTGCGCGATGTAGACGCCCGACGGCAACAGTAAGTAATCCCGCTTCAACTGCGCGTCCCACAGCATCACCGCGCGTCCGAACGTCCGAGATGTCGCCGTTGGCGCAGCAAACGTTTTGCGCGTCATCTGCTCAATCATCGACGTAGCGCGCACGAGCAGATCGGTCAGCAGCGCATCATCTGCGGTTGATGTGACGCCGAGGTACGTCTTGAGTTGCGCCGGCGTTGCGTACACCGTTTACCTCACAGCACGCGCGTCCAGCCGGTCGGCAGCGACGTGGGAACGCTGCGCCCCGGGAACGCCGAGACTTCGATTGCGATCGGAACGATCGGAGACGAGTTCTCCACTACGTCGATTTGTACGTACAGAAACGCCGCGCGCGCAATCGCTGCGTATGCCTCGGCGCCGGAAACGAAAATCTCGTAAGACGAGTTCGACGCCAACGGAACCGCCTTGCTCGGTATTTGAACCGCGCCGGTTATGTCGTTCACGTTATTTACGAACACCCGCAGCGTCGCCGACCCTGCTACGGCTCCGGTGTGCGCAACGATCCGCACCGCCTGCGCGTTTGCGATGCTAACGACCGGTGTGTTCGTATCTTGCGTGACGCCTGCGCTGAAGTACCGCAACAGCGGCTGAATGGTCTCCTGAACAAGCATTGTATCCTCCTCCGGCGCTGTCACAACACGTACTCTTCTTTTCTTTCTATACAGTGTTGTGACAGCGCCCGCTATTGTTCAACCGTTGATCCGTAACCCGTCGCCGTCACAACACCTGCTTCTTCTTTATTTATAGAGAGTGTTGTGACAGCCTTGACTGTTGTGACGCCCGCGCCGGGCGCGGGCTGGTCATCAGCAGTGTCACAACACCGCATCTTCTTTTATTTCTATGCTGTGTTGTGACAGTCCGCCCGACCGTCGCCTAACCCGAATGGAGTACTCCCCGCCTTCTGGTCATCAGCAGTGTCACAACACATCATCTTCTTTTATTTCTATGATGTGTTGTGACACATCATCTACTACGTACCGGCCGCAATCTCCACGAACGGGCTGACCGTGTTGTTGTCCGCGCCGTCGGCGAGGATCAGCGGCGCGTTGACCAGCGGCGCGCCGTCAATCCGCACCCCGAACAGCCAGACCGACTGGCGCTTGAGGAACCGCACGTGCTCGCTGAACGCAACGCTGAACGATGCGCGCTCCACCATCGCGTAGTACGACAGATCGGCGAGGATGAGCGATCCCGCGCCGGTTACCGCCGGCAGGTGCTCGCTGTACGCAATCGGTATGCCCGCTAACGTATCGCCGTACACGAGCGACTGTCCGTTGACCGTATAGAGCAGCGTTTCCGCAAGCCGCGTCGCCATCAACCGCGCCCTCCAGAACGGATGGGCGATCCAGACGGCGGTTGCGCTGCCGGGCAGCAGGCGCTGGATCATTGCGAGGATGGTGTCGGTGTCACGCTCAACTTGTGTGCCGGTGGTGGAGCGTGCGACGCTGATCGACGCCGGATGCCCGACGATCCCGCGCGGTTGTCCGACGCCGGTGCCGCGCAGCATCACCCGCGCCTTCAACACCGCGTAAGCGCGCCCGAACAACGACACCAGCGTATCCTCCAGCGCTTGCGGCGCGTCGGTGATCAACTCGGTCGAGGCGGCAACGTAGGCGTCCGCCGCGTGCGGACGGAAGATACGCTGTTCGAACTTCGGTTCGCTCTCTTGAACGTCTGCGCTCTGTTCGCGCCAGATCAGCCGCACCCCGCCGACCAGTGCGCTCGATTCAACATTCGGCGCTTGGTCTTGCTCCAGCACCGGCAGCGCCAACTCTGCTGCGTTCGTCCGCAGCATCAGCGGACCGCGCCCGGCGGCGACCAACTGGTCGAACAGCATCGGCGCGCCGACCGCGCGGATGCGCTCCTCAAACTGCGTCGGTACAAGGAACCCGCCGCTCGCGCCGGTCGTTTCGTCCAACGCTTTCGTACTCTTGTAGACTGCGCGCAGTCGCTGAACATCGCCGGTTGCGACGCACTTCAAGAAGTCGCCGAACGATCCGCCGTCTTCCGCAGCGGGCGCGCCGGTCGCCACGCCGACGCTCTGCGCCTTCACCGCTGCCGCCACTTCGTCACGCAGCCGCGCGGCGATTTCGGCAGCGAGTTCCGCCTGGTTCATTACAATTTCCGTCATCTCCTTCGTCCCCTCCTTCATCTGATAACTAACCGGTAATTCCGTATCATTGTGCGCGGCTCGGCGGGCGTCGGCGTGATGCTCGCGTCCAGCCCTAAAAGCCAGCGTTTGATGTGCACTGCTTTCCCCGCCGGTTCGCGCTTCACTAAGTGTGCCGCCGTCCCGCTCGACCAGCCCAGTTCCGGCGCGATCTGCGCGAGGTAGCGATACTTCGCGTCGAGCAACCCGCGGATGATCACACCCTCATCTGTCAGTTCCAGCGCGCCGTAGCCGATTGGCTCTTCGACGAGGATAATCCCCGACGCGGTTTTCACCGGCTGCGCGTGGTTGAGCCAGATCGGAGTTTCGCGTAAGCGTCCAAAGTCGGTTTCTCGCGTGAAGAACTCGTTTTCGAGATCAACGGCGTCGGGGCTGCCGAACACCACGAGCAATCCCTCAACGTCGCCGCTCTCGACTGCTTTCAGCGCCGCGCCGGGCGCGGTCTGCCACTCCATCTCTCACCTCCCCCTCTCCTTCAGCGCCGCGAGCGCTTCCTTCAGCGCCGCCTCTGCCGCGTCCTTCAGCGACGCCCAGCGCCCGCGATGCACCCGCGCTTGCGGCATACCGTAGACGTAGCGCGCGTAGGACGCGGTGTTCTCGACGATCCGCGACGTTTTCGACAATTTCTTTATCCGCAACTTCTGCCGCAAGTTCCCCGTCCGCCGGTAGCGCGATCCGGCGGGCGGCGGCGGATAGATTTGCATCACGCTGTGCGCCGCCGCCGCGCCCGCGTCGAGCGCGGCTTCGATCCGCGCTGCACGCGGCAGCAGTTTGCGCAATGCGTTATCGAGATCGACAGAGACGCTAACCCGCATCGATCCGCTCCAGTCGCACCCCGCAACGACAGCGCGGGTGTGCGGGCGGACCGGAACGCCCGCCCCACTCGTCTTCGCGCTTGCCGTGCAACGCGCCGCAGATCGGACACACGCGCTCGTCGTTCGCGGTCTCCCAGACCATCACGTACTCCAGATTATGCTCGGCGCGTAGTCCTTCTCTGTACGCCCGCACGCCCGCCGTCGCCGCTTCGGTCGCGGCGGTGATGGCGACGGTCTCGGCGCGCTTCGCTCCAACGACCGGTTCTATCATCTGGATGAGTTCGGCGCGATCCGCCCCCGGCATCCGCCGCCACGCCGCGACCGCGCGGGCGATGTAGTCGCGGGTGTACGGATAGAGCAACTCCTCAACTTGCCGCTGCGTCGCTTCCTCAGCCCAATCCGCCAGCAGTGCGTCAACGTTGACCGCGACGCCGATTTCTGCGCGCATTTCGTCGGCGAACAGACGCGCGATTGTCTCGATGTTGCGGCGCATTGCGGGGTACAG